CTCTGCTAAGGCATTCCCCGTTTAAGACTACTCCAAAAGGAGGTCGTCCCCAAAGATGTTGTTCCAGGACCTTTAGCAAGCCTGGTAAACACCCTAGTCCCCGATCGATTTAGCTCGGGGGTTCATTCCCAGTGATGGGAAGCCACTCAGGTACTCTGAATGTCTTCGTCCGCGTCATACGACGCACGGTGAACGGAGCCGAAGAGCTTGCGCCCTTCAGCGCCGCTATCATAAGCACGACACGTGCTTTCCTCCTTCTACGAGTGATCGCTTTGTCGATCACAGGAGAATGATGTAATTCAAGCCACGACCACGTTTGGTACTCCCGGTTCCACCGGGCAAACGGGGATGACATGAACTCATCTATCTCAGCGTAGTACCCGGAATCAGCAGGCTCAGTAACTAACGGCCTGCTGTACCGATATGGTACAGGTATCATGGAGATCAGGTGATCTCTGGATGACTCGAAGAAAGCGATACAACGCCAACTTCGACGCGTGAGATTAAGGACCTTGAACACGGACTCGACACAGTCGAGCGCGTAATCAAGTATGAAAGGACGTACATCCTCACCGTGGAACCAGTCTCCTCCACAAGACTCTCTGAAAGGACCAAGCAGAAAGGTCTTCTCACTGTTCACGCTAAAGCCGATTGCGTCCAAGAAGGATAGCAGCCGGTCTGCGTGTTTCTTGCGCACGATGATGTCGTCGCCGTACACCGAGAAATCGATGCCCGGTTGACCACACCCGCATGCGCTACACGCAGCTGCGAACAGCAGAGTCTCAAGAGGGAAACAGAAGCCATTCCCCATACTACAGAACTTCTCATAACGGGCAAGACGCCCATCTAGGAGATAATTCTTAGATCTAGTTCTATCGAGAAGATAAAACCAGTCTGGGGGAAGCACCTCGCGACACAACCCTATACTGATGCTATCGCTAGCAGCAGAAAGGTCAATTGTCACGAAGCCATCAGCACTGTCGTCAAGTGAACCCTGGCGGGCCCATTCGACATTACGATCTTGGTCAGTCAGGTCGAGATTAGATCTCTTCAGCCGAAGCCGAAGGACTTCATCAATCCCTTTCTGGACAAAACCGTTCAGTAATGGCTCAACTGCTACAGACCGCAAGGTTTTCGCAGTTTTCGGGACGAATGAGATCTTGTTGTATGATACCCAGCTAACCTTAGCCCTAAGCTTTTGGTCAAAGCCATCGGGGTCAACACTCCAACATTCCGACTTGTCTCCGAGCTGCAATAGCTCAAAGATTTGCCAGTGATGGCGAAGCGCGATATTAGCATAGGCATAGGCCTCGTGAGACACGGACCAATCTTTGCCCAACAATTTGCGGGCGAAATTGGTAGCATTACCGTGTACTCCGACGCTTGCCCCGGGACCAAAGTCACACTTATCCCAAATGGAATGGTAAGGAACTTCATGTCCAATGATAGAGGCGATAAATTGCCTCATGGAATGAAGACCACCCCAAAGCATTGGGTCACTACGAAGTGACTTATGCTTGAAGATTGCATTCATTGACCCACATAGGGCCTCCGATTTTGCAAACTTCAACCTTGCCTCCCTTTCCGGATTGAAAGGATTCAGTCTGGGAGGGAAAGGATACTTCCGGATAAGTGAAACAAACTGACTCGCCACATATTGCTGTGTGGCACTCGCATACTTCTGTTCGAGCAAAGAGTCAGTAATCGCGAGCAACCCACCAACGTCTCTTTTCTGAACAAGATCAGAGATAGTTGAACTTTCGGGAAACTCGCTATGGTCCGCGCATACACTACGCATAAGTTTTACGTAGTTGGTCCAGGTCTCTTCAGAACTGAACCGACGGCTACTTACTTGTCGTCTCTCGCCGTGTTGAGGGCGCATATTGGTCCTCCAATTGAGTGCTGGGCTTCCCCAGATCACGGTAACCATCAGGATCGAACATCCTGATGTGCTCAACGATTAGCCCTGATACAGCATGTATCAGGAGGACGATCACGACGATGCGTCGCCACAGCATAGGAGTCTTACTCCATACATCTTTGGGCGAAATACCCATCGACATGGATTAATAAGACACCTGCTGGGCCTTCACATGCGTCTTGAAAGTTGCCGAGGCCAGGAAGGCCCCCATGTCGTTGAGGAGAGTGTCGACATCAGCCGATGCGCAACCAACGGGGATTGAAACGCTGATATCAAGAATGGCCTCACCCGTAGGGGTGAGAGCACCTGTCAAAGTCAGCGTACGCGTCAGTTTGGCCGAAGTCCGACCGACACCACTGAAAACACTGGTAGGCTTAGGAGCCGTACGCCGCAGGGACGCATCGTCCTTAACGGAAACGGTCTTGGCCGGGCCAATGTAACCAACGATATTCTGTTGGTACGAGTCAGCGGTGTATGTCTTCGCGTTAATCGAAAGACTCACGGAATTTCTCCGATGGAAGTTACTTAAACGCCGCTCTTAGCAGAGCAGCAGAATCCAGGCATCGAGTCAAATTGGCAAAGCGCCAATTTGATTTGACCACGATGCCGGGGGTTGGAAGGCTCGGGAATCGCTGTTTAGTCCTCTTTGTGTAGAGGTATGTACCGGACGCAGGCTCCACAATCGGCCAATTGTACGAACCCATTCGGGTCGCCAACGCGCTAATCATGATTGTCTGCCTCCGATCAACAGTGATGCACGAGCCAAGCTGATTCCATCCGACTGCAGGAACAAGTGAGCCGATGAAGTCACCAACGTTGGTGAACCAATCGACCACAAACGAGTATCGGGTAAGTTCCCACGGCAGAGTCACGAGACCCTTAACCGTGAAACCAGCATAATAACTACTGCTGGCTTCGAACTCGTCCAGCGACATTGCACGCACGATCACCTCATCGGATAGGGTTTCCCCTATATCGACGATTTGAGAAGTGCCTGTATATGTCACTGTGCTCATGGAGTGCCTCTCGGCACTTACACTAGCCCTTGTCGTTTTACGGACAAGGCCTGCGGTCTTCTGGAGCCCTTCCACCAAACCTTGGATATCCTGCATAACAGGTTTGAAGCCATAGCGATACAAGAGCCATAATTGCGCAGCGGTTTTACTACTGCGCATATAGTCTCGTCGTTTCTGGTTCCAAAGCTTTCGAAACCCATCCTGGGCCTCTGAGAGCATACCAAGGGATTTATCAGCTTCCGCCAAGCCTTCGAACAATTCGAGGTCTTTATTTCGACCCCTATCGTTCCGTACTTTAGTAGAAGCTTCAACCACCAAGGAGTTGATATCACTAGGGGACATGATGTCCGCGAGTGCCGGAAGGCGATCAGCAATAAGGGCCTGGCCGCGCGCGACTGAGTGTAAGTTCTCGACCTGGTTTCCAACATCTCTGTTGGCCCAATAGACGGACTGTCCACTACAGTTTTGAGCGGTCGGTGACCGACGCCAAACGCCGTTACCGGTGCCTGTGCGAACCGCAGTCTCTTTCACGGTCTTATACGGATTGAAGAAAACTTCACCGTTTTGGACACGCTTATGGAACTGCGGAATCACGGTATCGACAGTGGTCTGTCTCTCCCCAGTAGCGTATAAGGGCTGTGTGCCCATAGTCCGCCATGTGGGGTAGGCGCAGGAATCCCAGATACTATCTTGGGACGACCACGCCTCAGTTTTGAGGCTACCACGAGTTCGAATACGTGAAACGCTCAGCATACTCCCTCCAAGGGAAGTGGTTGATGGAAAGGAACAGCTGGGATAGCAAGTATTGCACTTGCAAAACTCGTGCTCTCCGGGTGATTCCCGGGGAGCGC